GAGCGAAGAAGATAAAAAGTACCTACAAGAAAAGCACAACAAGGGTTTAATTCTAAATGATGATGACCACGATTGGGGTGGTTGTCCTTCTACATACGAAGAAGAATCGGATAAATAATCCTATACGTTGAACTATTAAGTCGGAAGTAAACTATTAATATAATATAGTTGAAGCAACGCACCTAACTTTAACAAGGAGGGTGGTATGAATTTCAAATGGGATTTAAAATCATTGTTTAAGAAAAAACAACAAGAGATTTCTAAAAAGGCTCAATTGAGAGAAAGAAGTAAACAATCTTTAGCTAGACCTAAAGCAAAATCAAATATTACTTCTAAAGATCCAAGATTGCAGAATATCTAAAAATAAAAACCCCCTAGTATTATCTACTAGGGGGAAACAACAACAAAAAGGAACTGTTATCTTGTATATACGGCGAAAGTATCAGCCATATCCATGTGTATAAAAGATTGAGGTCTATCATAACCAGGTTTTGATTTACCTCTATATCTGTATCTCACATTCATAGCATTTTTAGATGCCGAAATTTCTTTAAAATATTTTAAATACTTAATTGGTATATTATAGGCTATACAAGGGCCTTTGTATTTAAAAGGGTCGACCATATATTTTGATAATAATGGCATTACAACTTTGTCAAAAACTTTTTTTCTTCTATTCATAGTATCTCCTATCTTAAATATAATGGACCAGTCCATTGAATTGCATAATTACCAGAAAGTACATTACCTCTTGGTGAGTTTAAAGCAGGTGCATTGTAGCCAGCAGCTTTCAATATATCACCTTTTTTAAAGTGTTTAAAATCTTCTTTTACAATAAAAGCAAATACACCGGTGTCTTGCACAATCTTAATGTACTTTTTACCTTGTGATACTTTTGTTTTATTATCCCAATTGTCAACTTGTTCTTTACAGTAACCAGTTAACTCTTTATCGCCGTGGGTAGACCATCTTTTATAATCTTCTTTAGCGCCTGCCATCATATTAGCTACGCCTTGTTCTAGTGTGTTTGCTGTTTGTTCAACTTTTATCATAGTGTTATTGTCCTTCTTTGTTCATTGTTAATACGGTAAGTATACCACAAATTAGCATGATTGTCAAGCAAATAAAAAACATTGTCCAGTTTTCATTTCCCATACAATGACCGCCACAATCCTCAATTGAACCGACAGCTAATATGGCAGATAATATAGTAGATATTGAAAAAAATGTAGTCATTAAGCATTACCCATTTCTATATCAAGTATTTCATCAATATTCCATTCGTCAATATCAATCAAGTCAAGGTTATCAACTTGCATGATTTTTGCTTTAGCAGCTTCTTTGCTAATAGATTGGTTTTTAAGTTCAAGTAATATTGCGTCAACAGCTTTTTCAGCTAAATCCCAATAGTAGTTTTTTGTTTTAGACATAGTGTTGTTCTCCTTTGTTGTTTGTTAATAATAGTATATCAAAGATTTGTAGCAGAGTCAAGCAATTTCTTTGCTTAGCTTCTAAAATTCTTTGTTTTAGTGTTTTTTTATCTTTTTTCATAATATACATATACTATACACTAAATATAAGCAATAGTCAAGCAAAAAATTCAATAAAATTAAAGAAAAAAGCGAGTAAAATCAACAATTTATGAACTATTTTGTTCTCATTTTGTTCTTTTTCACTATTTCCTGCTCTGGAATGCGTGAAAATTGCAAAATTAAACCAGATTTAGAGCGAATCGGCGAATCAGCTATAGAAAACGTAGAAAATTTAAGTGAAACTGAGTGGCGAGCCGCAAATGTAAAGTGTAATTACTAGTATAAATAGTTTTAACATGGAAAATTGTAAAAATTGCGGACATAAGTGTCATTGTGGAACATCCTGTACACAGGAACACAAAGATGGCGATAATAAAGACATTTTAATACTTTGTTGTAATCATTGCCGTTGTGATTCGTATATTGATGAAGAAAAATATAATATAGAAAGTTAAATCATGCCAAAAATGAGATTATTTAAGTTTTGGAACGCTGATGGCGTTGAAAAAGAAAAAGAAGATATAAGTTTAAAGAAAGCAGTAAGAGCTGTACAAGGTGATTTTAAAGATCAATCAATAAGTGTTGAATATATCAGTAAAAAAGGCAAAGAGATGTGCCATTCTATTGATATACCAATGGGTAGAAAAATAAGACAAGCTATAATATCAGAAAAAAATAGACTTGCTCAAAAAGCGAAATTAGAGGCTAATAGGCGATAATGGCCGGTGTTAGTAGAAGTGGTGATACAGCAGGTGGTGTAATGAGTAATACTCAATCAACTGTTAGTGTGAATGGTATCAAGGTTATCGTTGACGGTGATCCTGTAGCAGCACATGGTACTTTTCCACATATTGCTCAAGTAGTAAACTCTACAAATCAATCTACTGTAAAAATTGGTGGTGTAAAAGTTGTAGTTGTTGGAGATCCTGCTTCTATATGTGCTGAGCCAGCAACAGGTTCAAATAATGTGTCAATAGGTTCATAAAAACTGGATAAATATTACACATATGGCAAACTATGACGCTTCTATAAACAACGAGAGTAATAGATCAAGTAGAATCTACAAAGATTTAGATTTAGACTTTGGCCGTAATACTGTTACAAGTGACGTTAATAAATTAACAGATGTTGAAGCTGTAAAAAGAAGTGTTAGAAATTTAATTAATACCTCTCACTTTGAGAGACCATTTCATCCTGAGATAGGTTCTAATGTGAGAGCAATGTTGTTTGAATTGGTAACACCACTTACTGCTTTAAACTTACAAAGAAAAGTAGAAGAAGTATTAGTTAACTTTGAACCAAGAATTAAGTTAGTTCAAATAGTAGCTAGACCAAATATTGACGCTAATGCATATAATTTAACAATTAGTTTTTATGTAATAGGTACAACTCAACCTGTTACAGTTGAAACATTTTTAGAGAGATTAAGATAAAATGGCCAGTAACAAATTAGAAGTTTCACAATTAGACTTTGACGCAATCAAACAAAATTTAAAAACATTTTTACAAGATCAATCAGAATTTCAGGATTATGATTTTGAAGGATCAGGTTTTGCCGTTCTATTAGATGTTTTAGCTTACAATACACATTACCTAGGTTTCAATGCAAACATGCTGACTAATGAAATGTATTTAGATTCAGCAGACATAAGAAAAAATATTGTGTCATTAGCAAAGATGTTAGGTTATACACCAACAAGTGCAAAATCATCAACAGCTAATATTGACATTCTAGTAAACAATGCCTCAGGCACAGAAATAACAATGTCAAAAGGTACAGCGTTTACTACAACAAATAATAATATAACATATCAGTTTGTTACTAATGCTGATATAACAACAACGCCTGTGAATGGTGTTTATAGATTTAATAATGTATCGATACATGAAGGTTCTTTAGTTTCGTTTAATTACATTGTGGATAATTCAGATCCAGACCAAAGATTTACTATACCAAGTATAAATGCAGATACATCAACTTTAAAAGTAACAGTACAAAATTCTTCAAGTGATACAACAACATCAACGTATTCACTTGTTAGCTCATTATCAGAGTTAAACTCTACATCTAAAGTTTACTTTACACAAGAAAGTGAAGACGGTAAATTTGAAGTATATTTTGGTGACGGTGTTTTAGGAAAAACATTATCAAATGGTAACATTGTAAAATTACAATACATAGTTACAAATAAAGACGAAGCTAATGGTGCAAACGTATTTGCTTTATCTGGTTCTATTGGTGGTTTTTCAAATGTTTCTATAACAACTAATTCATCAGCACAAGGCGGATCAGAACCTCAATCTAAAGAGTCAATACGTTATAATGCTCCACTTCAATTCTCAGCACAAGACAGAGCAGTTACAACTGCTGATTATGAAACAAAAGTTTTACAAATATATCCTAATGCACAATCAGTAAGTGCTTGGGGTGGTGAAGATGATGAAACACCGGTTTATGGTCAAGTTAAGATTGCAATTAAGGCAGCTTCAGGTTCTACTTTAACAGCAACTACAAAATCAGATATCGTACAACAATTAAAAAGATATAATGTTGCTTCAGTAACACCAGTTATTGTTGATCCAGAAATTACAGATATTATATTAACATCTACTATAAAATATGATAATTCAGCTACAGATAAAAATTCAGAAACATTAAAATCAAATGTGATTACAACTTTAAATAATTACAACACAAATACACTAAATCAATTTGATGGTGTTTATAGATTTTCAAAAGTTTCAAAAGAAATTGATAATACAGATACCTCAATATTATCTAATATTACAACTTTAAAAATAAGAAAAACATTTATACCAACATTAAGTTCATCAACAAGATACGACATCTATTATAGAAATGCATTATACAATCCACATTCAGGACACAATTCAGCAATGGGTGGTATTTTGGAAACATCTGGTTTTAAAATAAGTGGTGATACAACTAATGTTTATTTCTTAGATGATGATGGCGAGGGAAATGTAAGAACATATTACTTAGTAGGTTCTGTAAGAACATATACTAATAATACACAAGGTACAATTAATTATGCAACTGGTCAAATTACAATTAATTCACTAAATGTAACAAGTATAGAAAATATTAGAGGTGCAACTTCTAATAAAATCGAATTAACGGTAAAACCAAAATCAAATGATGTGGTACCAGTAAGAGATCAAGTATTAAATATTGATACATCAAACTCATCAATTAATGTAGAGGCAGATACTTTTGTTGGCGGCTCATCGGACGCAGGCGTAGGTTATACAACAACAAGTAGCTATTAATAAATGGCGAAGTTTACTAAAAAAATATCCAAGTTAATAGGAGGCCAAACTCCTGATTTCGTACTTGCAGATCATCCTAAATTTGTAGAGTTTTTAAGATCATACTACACATTTATGGAATCAGCAGAGTTGTTGGTAACAAGTGTACAGACAACTGAAGGTATTTTATTAGAAACAGAAACAAACCAAAATAACGAATTACTTTTAGAAGGTACAAAATTATCAACTGACGGTCAAACACAAATTGACGAAAATGATAAAGTATTATTAGAAAGTTCTGTATATGGTAAATTTACAGTAGGCGAAACTATTACAGGTTCTACATCTGGTGCAACGGCAACTATATTAGCTGAAGACTTAGATAATGGTAGACTTTTTATTTCAGCACAAGATAAATTTAAAGACGGTGAAACTATAACAGGTAATTCATCAGCTGCTTCTGCTACGTTAAATGATTACAGACCAAATCCAGTTCAAAATATCCAAGACTTAGTAAACTTTAGAGATCCAGATAAAGTTATATCTAACTTCTTAACAAAATTTAGAAATGAGTTCTTAAATACTTTACCTGAAACTTTAGATAATAATGTAGATAAAAGAAAACTAATTAAAAATATCAAATCAGTTTACAGAGCAAAAGGTACTGCTAGAGGACATGAATTATTTTTTAAACTATTATTTAATTTAGGATCAGAAACAATTTATCCTAGAGAACAAATGTTAAAAACTTCAGACGGTAAGTTTGATACTAAAAAAATTATAAGAGCGATTGGTACTGAGGGCGAAACTTTAAAATTAGTTGGTCGTACAGTTACAGGTCAAACATCTCAGGCAACTGCTATAATTGAAAACGTATTTAAATTTCAAATAGGTGCAAATACAATATCTGAATTTATTTTAAATGATGATAGTATTTCTGGTAGTTTTGCAATAGGAGAAGAAATTAGAGGTACTGAAAATGATGATATTGATACTTTTATCAAAGCTAACATAACAGGTATTCCAACTTCACCAACAATTTCAAATGACGGTGCGTTACATTCTCCACAAGAATCAATTGCTGTAATAGGTGGCGGTCAAGGTGCAATCATGCAAGTTGAAGCTGTTGGTTCTGGTGGTATAACAGATTTCATTATTGATAACGCAGGTACAGGTTATTCAATAGGTGATGATTTAGTTTTTAATAATACAGATACAGGTGGTGGTTCTGCTGTTGCAAAAGTTTCAGTTGTCAACGGTGGTTTTACACAAGAAGAATCCACATCAACTGTTGACGATCATATAGTTTTAGAAGATGAAACCGTAAGAGGTGATATGTACACAGGTAATAAAGTTGTACAAGAAAACGGCAACGGTGATATTACAGATATAAGAATTATTAATAGTGGTAGTGGTTACAGTTCATTACCAACAATTGCAGTTACAGGTGGATCAAATGCAAGTGTATTTTGTTTTGGTGATGAAATTGGTAAAGTACAGGCAATTAAAGTAATTGAAACTGGTGCTGAATATCAAAATTCTCCTTCGCCACCTACAGTATCTATGAGAACACACATTGTTTTAGGAAATGTATCAGGTGGTTTTTTAGCAAACGAAACTGTAACTTCGGTTGATAGTGCAAGTTCAACTATTACAGCTACAGTTGCAAGTTTTAATGGCAGTACAAATGTTTTAACTTTATCAAGTGCTACAGGTACTTTTGATGAAGATAGAGAATTAACTTCAAGTGGCGGTGGTACTGGTATAATTAAAAAAGTAGATTCTGCTACAGCGACAACTACAGTTGCTAGTGTTATTGATACAGACGGTACATATATTAATCAGGATGGTTTTATTTCAGAAACTACAATGAAAGTACAAGACAGTTTATATTACCAAGATTTTTCATACGTTATCAAAGTTGGTCGTACAATTAATGACTGGAGAGATTCATTTAAAAAGACAATGCATACAGGTGGTTTTTACTTTACAGGTCTTGTAAACATATCAACACAGGTAGACGCACAAATTCAAAGTATAACAGGTTTAAATTCTGGTGCTACTGGTACACCAATCAAAGATGTATTGAATACACTATACTCTAAACTTTTAGGTAGAAGATTAGGAACAACAGACGGTGGCACATCATTAGCTTCAAATCCAGAATTAGCAATAGATGTAGAAGCAGGCGATAGTGTTATCGCTTCATTAGGTGCAAATGAGAGAGATGTAACTTTATCACGTCACATGATAATTCGACAACAATCAAAAGCATTATCTACACATAGAGAAAATACAACTAAATTTGGTCTTGCAGTTGCAGGTCCGAGAATGAAATCAATAGATAAGTACGTTTTAGGTCTTAACATGGGTAGTCAAGTTAGATTAGATCAGATACAAGCAATTCGTATGGAAAGTCTTAAAAATACTTCACTATATAATATAGTACCAACTTTTGATGATTTTAACACAGATATAAAAATTAACTTTGCAATATCAACTGAAATTGGTGAGATAGATAGTAACTCATTTGATGAAACAAATATTACATTTGACCAGTCGAATTTGAAATTTGATGTCGCATAGTTGTATAAATAGTATTAGGAAAAAATAAAAGATATGGCAAAACAAACTATAGGTATCGGATCAACAGCTAATGACGGAAACGGAGATCCAATCAGAACCGGTGGTGATAAGATTAATGATAATTTTAATGAGTTGTACGCTTTTTTAGGTGGCAATACTCTACCATCAACAATTAAAATAGATTTCAGAACACCAGCAAATACAGGTCAAGCTGGCGACGGAGTAGGTCTAATAACACATGACAATACACATCTTTACATTTGTACAGGACCATACGATGGCTCTACTATAATTTGGAAAAGAGTAAGTTTAGGTTCATATTAACGTTATAAATATAGTTAAAGGAATAACAAATGGCAGCGATTATAACAAACAAATTTAGAATCCACAACTCAGAACAGTTTGTGGAATCATTTTCAGAGGCAGCCGCTAGTGTATATTATCTAGCAATGGGCAGACCTCAAGCTTTTGGTACAAAAACCAGAGGTGACAGTAGAACAAATAATGAGGGTACTGATACAGCACCTTTAACACCAGTAGATTCAATATCAGACGAGTTTTATTATTTTGATGATTTCTTAGCTGCAAAGAAAGTTCAAACAACAGACGTATCTTTTGTTATTCAAAGAAGAAACTGGACAACTGGTACAGTTTACGATTATTACAGACACGATTACGGAAATAGAATTACAGGTGGTACTACAACACAATCAGCAAATAGTGGTGCAACTACTTTATATGATAGTGCTTTCTATGTTATAAACAGTTCTTTTCAAGTTTACAAATGTTTAGATAATAATGGTAATGCAAATTCAACTGTAGAACCAACAGGAACAAATTCAACTATCTACTCATTAGGAGATGGTTACAAGTGGAAATATATGTACACATTAACTGCTGGTCAACAAACAAATTTCTTATCAACAGATTTTATGGCAGTTGCAACTGACTCAACAATATCATCAGCTGCTGTTGACGGTGCAATTAACATAGTAAAAATTAAATCTGCCGGTACAGGTGGTGCAGACGGTACACATGCAAATATTAATATCAGAGGTGATGGTACAGCTGGTAAAGTTTCAGTAACAGTAAGTTCAGGTGCCATTTCAGCAGTAACAGTTACAGCAAAAGGTTCAGGTTATACTTTTGGTTATATTAGACTTGCAGACATAGTAGCTGCAGGTGCGACAAACTTGACAGGTGCTGAATTAGATTGTATCATAGAACCAAAAGGCGGACACGGTTTTAATGCAGTAGAAGAATTAGGTGGTTTTTTTGTAATGTTAAACACTAACTTTGAAGGATCAGAAACTTCAAACTCTGGCGACTTTACAGTAGCAAACGATTTTAGAAGAGTTGCATTAGTTAGAGATCCAAAATCAGGTGGTTCAGCTGCTACAGCAAACACTTTAAGAGGAATGAAAGTAGTTAGATTTGCGGCTTCTCCAACTCCAGGCACATTTGTAATTGATGAAGAAATAAATCAAGCAACAACAGGTGCAGTAGGTAAAGTTGTAGAATGGGATCCGACAAACAGACTTTTATATTATGTACAAACAAGATACAATGACGAAGGTTTAGATACTAACGGTAACTTAACAGCTTTTTCTGGTGCAAATGTAATATCAGGTATTAACTCATCTGCTACAGGTACACCTTCAACATCAACTGAAACAGTAGATAATGTTTCTTTAACATCTGGTTATGCGTCTTCAGAATTAGACGCTGACGTTGGAGATGTTATGTATGTTGAAAATAGAGCACCTATTACAAGAGCTTCAGATCAAACTGAAAATGTTAAATTAATAATTGAATTTTAGAGGAAAGATAAATGCCAAGTCCAACAGACTTTAATCTTTCGCCTTATTTTGATGATTTCTCGGAAACTAAAAAGTTTCACCGAGTTTTGTTCAGACCAGCATTTGCTGTACAGGCGAGAGAATTAACACAATCACAGACTATCTTACAAAATCAGATCGAAAGAGTATCTGACCACCTTTTTGAAAAAGGTGCAATGATTATTCCTGGTGAAATAGGATATGACTTATACTACTACGCTATAAAACTTACCTCAAAGTCAGCTTCAAATGTAAGTGATTATGTTGGATCAACTTTAACAGGTGCTACATCTGGTGTAACTGCTACAGTTATAAATGCTGTGGCAACAGACGGTACTGATCCTGATACATTATTTGTTAAGTATATAAAAACTGCTACTACAGATAATTCACAAATTAATTTTACACATGGCGAAACAATTAACTCAAATGCAGCTGGTACACCAAGCGCTGTAGTTGCTTCTTGTCATACAGGTTCAGCTGCTGAAGTACAAGAAGGTATTTACTATATTAATGGTTTTCATGTAGAAGTAAATAATCAAACTTTAATATTAGACAAGTATACAAACACACCATCATACAGAGTAGGTTTAACTGTAACAGAAAGTTTTGAAACCTCAAATGATGACACAAGTTTAAATGACAATGCAGCTGGTTCATCAAACGTAAATGCTCCAGGTGCTCACAGATTTAAAATCCTATTAACATTAGCTAAGAAAACAATATCATCAACCGAAGATTCAAACTTCTACGAGTTAATGAGATTGAATAATGGTAACTTACAAAATAAAGTAAGAACAACTGAATATGCAGTATTAGAAGATACTTTAGCTCGTAGAACATTTGACGAATCAGGTGATTATACAGTAAGCAGATTTGATATCGATATTAGAGAACATTTAATATCAGGTACTAACAGAGGTATATTTACTTCAAGTAATGGTGGTTTAGAAAGTAAACTTGCCATAGGTCTTTCTCCTGGTAAAGCATATGTAAAAGGTTATGAAATAGAAAAAATTGCTACAACTTTTGTAGATGTAGATAAAGCTAGAGATTTTGAAACACAACAAAACTTTGGTACTAGATTTGATATAGGTAACTTTGTAAATGTAACAAATGTATTTAATACACCAGATATTACATTTGACGCTTCTAGTAGTACAGAGGCATTTAAAAAAGTAAGTTTACACTCTAAAGCTACATCTGCTAGAGGTACTATAGGTTCAGGTTCAGGCACAGCTTCTTTAGATGAAATTGGTCGTGCAAAAACTAGAGGTTTTGAATATAGTTCAGGTATAGCATCCAACTTTACATTTTCAAGTTCATCATTAACAAGTGCTATTTACAAACATTATCTTTTTGATATTACAATGTTTACACATGTTAACTCAGTTAAAGGTACAGCATTTACAACTGGAGAAACAATAACAGGTTCAACTTCAGCTGCAACTGCTACAGTAGAATCAATTTCTGCTGAAACAAGTAAAACAATTTCAGCAATTTCAAATACTGATAATCCTGGTATAACATCAACAGTATCATCAACAGCACATGGTTTAGAAGAAGGTCAACAAATTACAGTAGCAAGTGCTGGATGGAATGTAGACTCATCATCTATTAATGATAATACAATATTTACAGTTAGAAATCCTAGTGCAAATGCTTTTGATTTATTTGACGCAGACGGAACATCAGCAGTAAACGTAACATCATATTCTTCAGGTGGTACAATAAAACATGCTGTAGTAGTTTTATCAAACGTAAGAGGTGAGTTTGTCGCAGGTGAAACAATCACAGGCGGTACTTCTTCAGGTACAGACGTTATTCAATCAAACGTAGTAGGATTTAAAGCAGTTAGATCCTTTGATATGTCAAACGCTAAACAAATTTCAATGGCAGGTTCTCCGACATATACTGCCGATACATCACTTGCAACAGCAACAGGTGAAGTAACAACTATAACAGGTTCTTTAGACATAGCTGCAACTGCCAATTCACAAGTAACTGGTTCTGGTACAAGATTTACAACAGAATTAGAAATTGGTGACTCAATTACATTTACTAATAATAATGGTACATCTGAAACTCATATTGTTGAGGCAATTGTTTCTGATACACAAATAACATTAGAAAGTACACCAGCAGCTGCTTCTACAAAAACTATTGCAACTAGAAACAGATCAAAATTACAATCACCAGAAAAAAATATTTCTGTATTTTCATTACCATATGAAACTATCAAAACATTAAAAACTACATCAAACGGTGGTGTTACAGATACAAATTACAAATTTTCAAAACAATTTACATCTCAGTTATCAAACGGATCGTTACAGTTAACAGCAGGTAACAACGAAGTATTTACTGCCTTGACAGAGGGAGATTATGTAATCTCAATTAAAACTTTAGGTTCTGCTTCAACTGGTGCAGCTGGTGATGTTTTAAGTATTACAGGTAATAATGCAAATGGTTCAGCAATCTTTAGTAGATCAGGAAGTCCAACAGGTAAAATTTTAACATTAAACTTTGGTACTGCTTATGCAGACGCAACATTAAAAGTTGTTGCTACTATTAGTAAATCTATCGGAGATAGTAAATCAAAAGCTTTACAAGAAAATTCAACATTAGCAGTTGCAACTCAAGCTACTATTGAAAGTGGTACAATCAATTTAGGTAAGGCAGACATCTTCCAATTAAAATCAATTAAGATGGCAGCTGACTTTAGTACAAATGCACAATCAAGTGACACAGACATTACAGATAGATTTGATTTAGATAATGGTCAAAGAGATAACTTCTATGATGTTGGTAGAATAAAATTAAAAACTGGTGCATTAAATCCTACAGGTAGATTATTAATTACTTTTGACTTCTTTACACACGGTGCTGGAGATTACTTTGACGTAGACTCTTATGAGGGTGTTGTAACATATGAAAATATACCAAGTTATACATCTGTTAACTCTGGCGAAAGATTTGAATTAAGAGATTCATTAGACTTTAGACCACGTGTTGCTGATGATAGTACAATTAATTCTGGTTCACAAGATAGAGATTACGATACAACTGCTGGTGCAACTGTAACAAACGTTATTAAATTTAATACAGACGTTGCAGGTGATTTTGAATATTACTTACCAAGAATAGATAAAGTATTCTTAGATAAAAACGGTAGTTTTAAAATATTAAAAGGTGCTTCAGCATTATCACCGCAAGTTCCAGGAACTTTAGATAATGCAATGCATTTATACACATTGTTTTTGCCAAGTTATACATTAGATACTGCTGAGATAGGTATTGAATCAGTTGATAACAAACGATATACAATGAGAGATATTGGAAGAATAGAAAAGAGAATAGAAAATACAGAATACTATACTCAACTTTCAATGTTAGAACAAAATGCTCAATCATTACAAATACAAGACGCTGATGGTTTTGATAGATTTAAAAATGGATTTATCGTAGATAACTTTACAGGTCACGGTATCGGTGATGTAGGTAATAATGATTACAAAGCTTCAATCGATTATGCTGAAGGACAATTAAGACCATCATTCCACGAAGACGCAATACAACTTATTGAAAGAGATGATGACGGTTCAGCAATTGTAGCTGCAGATAGAACAGATTCAAACTATGCAAAAACAGGTGATTTAATTACTCTACCATTTACAGAGTCAACTTTAATAGATCAACCTTATGCAAGTAAATCAATCAACGTAAACCCTTTTGGTGTATTTACATGGATTGGTTCAATAGATTTAACACCACCAAGTGATGAATGGAAAGAAACAGAAAGAGCACCAGAATTAGTAATTAATAATCCAAACGGAAGTTGGGATAACTTAGTTAAGAATAACGGTAACTCTGGTCAATTATCTGAGTTTCCTATGTCAACTGTATGGAACGAATGGCAAGATACATGGACAGGTCGTCCAGTAGAAACCGAAAGAAGAAATTTAGGTACATACGAAAAAAGAGGTGGTCATGGTTGGAGAGTTATTGCTAGAGAAGAAGTAACAACATCACAAAGAGTTCAACAAGCACGTACAGGTATTAGAGCTGTTGCTGTTCCTGAAACAGTTAGAACATCAATGGGTGATAAAATTATTTCAGTTGCATTTGTACCTTTCATAAGATCAAAAACTTTAACATTCTCAGCAACAAGAATGAAACCAAACACAAGAGTTTACGCTTACTTTGATAACATCTTAATAACTTCATATGTAACACCAACTGGTGGTTCTTTAGGTGGTAATTTAATTACAGATACTAACGGTGCCATATCAGGTACATTTACAATACCTGATCCTAAAAATAATGCAAATCCAAGATGGAGAACAGGTAAGAGATTATTCAGATTAACAAGTTCAGCTTCAAATAGTCAAACTAATTCAGACGTTGATACAGCTGCTAATGCAGAATACACTGCTTCAGGTACAATTAATACAGTACAAGAAACAATAGTATCAAGTAGAGAATTTAAAGTTGAAATGAGAAGTGTAACAGATACACAAACGATCAATAGAACATCTACAAGAACGGAAGAAAGACAAGTAGGTTACCATGACCCACTAGCACAAACTTTCTTAATAGATGACGCTGGTGGCGTATTCTTATCAAGTGTTGATTTACACTTTAGTTCAAAAGACTCTGCTATACCAGTTACAGTACAAATTAGAGATGTTGTAAATGGTTATCCTGGACAAAAGATATTACCTTTCTCAGAGGTAACTTTAAATCCAAGTTCAGTAAATACAAGTTCAGATTCTTCATCAGCAACGACATTTAATTTCCCAAGTCCTGTTTACATACAAGAAAATGTTGAGTATTGTTTTGTAATTATGTCAAACTGTCAAAACTACAATGCTTATGTGGCAAGAATGGGTGAAACAAACTTATTATCAGATAGATCAATTTCATCACAACCATATGCAGGTGTTATGTTTAAATCACAAAACGGTACAACTTGGTCTGCTGAACAAAACGAAGATATTAAATTTAAATTAAAAAGATGTGAGTTTGAAAATGTTACAGGTACAGTTACGTTGGTTAATGATACTCTACCAAGTAGAACACTAAAAACAAATCCATTAAGAACAACAAGTGGATCTGCTGTAATCAGAGTATTTCATCCAAATCATGGTATGCATACAACATCAAACAACGTTACTATTTCTGGAATGCCTTCAGGTACAACACACAATATACCGGCAGCTGAAATTAATAAAACTCATACATCAATTTCAAATATTACTTTAGACAGTTACGATATAACTGTATCTACAAATGCTAATACTACTGGCGATATGGGTAGTGCAGCTATTATTGCAACACAAAACAGACATTATGATGTATTAAACTTATCAGGTGTTCAAACAATGCAAGTGCCAGGTACAACAATTAACCATTATGTAAGACCTACAAGTAGTACGTCTGTAAGTGGTAGTGAAACATCATTTGCTTTAACTAGTGGTACAAATAAAATTGCAGTTGTAGGTAATGATAATATTTCATTCACTTCTCCGAAGATGGTTGCTTCTGAAATAAATGAAACAAATGAAATTACAGGTTCATCAAAATCATTCTTTACAGTTTTAGAATTAGCTACAGCAAACACAAAATTATCACCTGTAATCGATACTCAAAGAATGAGTGCTTTTGTAATATCAAACAGATTAAATAGTCCACAAAGTGGCGATCCAGATTATGTTTCTGATATTACAAATACAGGTACATCATCAGCTGCTGTTTACTGTACAAAACCAATTATATTAGAAAATACATCAACTGCTTTAGATGTAAGACTAACAGCTAATGTTAGAGGTTCGTCTGAAATAGAAATGTATTACAGAGTAACAGGTCCACAAGACGAGTCAAGTGTAAAAGATTTATCTTGGATACCATTTAATACAAACGGTAATTCAGATGTCGCAGTTGCACCTGCTACAAATGATAGTACTTTCAATGAATTAAGATATACAGCAAGTAGTATAAATGAATTTACAACTTTCCAACTTAAAATAGTTATGAAAGGAACTAACTCATCATATCCACCTATTATTAGTGATATGAGAGGTATAGCATTAGCGGTATAATATGGCAAAAATAAAAGTTGAAAATTATAACAGTTTTGTAAGAGATACAAGATCAAGCGCTATTGTAAATACCAACACTATCAATTTCAAAGAATACATGCAGAAAAGAGCTGATAGACATAAACAACAAGATGAGATTAGATCAGCGGTAAAAGAAATAAATAGTTTAAAAGCTGAACTATTAGAAATAAAAAATATGATACAAGAGGTTATTAAAAAATAATGGCAATTAGAAGTGTAGCATCCACAGATACTTTAGGTACTTTAAGAACGACATTTAACAGTTTAGGTACAGACGTAGGCGATCTAGCTAACTTAACTACCTCTGATACTTCAAATATTGTATCAGCTTTGAATGAAGTTAGATCACAAACTAGTTCAATTTTTGTTGTTGACGAATCTTCAACGACTACAGAAATCGAATCAGGCGAAAGTCTAAATATCTCTGGTGGAACAAACTTAACAACAGCTTTAACAGGAGATAAGTTGGATATTACTCTAAATACTACAATTACAGGATTGACAAGTATAACTTCAACAACAGGTGTCTTTACTAACCTAACATTAGGTGGTATTGATGTTGCAACTAAACCCTTTGCTATAGCACAATCTATAGCTCTAGGATAAAAATAATTTTTAGATTATATCATTTTTTAGATATAATCTATTATAAATAAACATAAGAGGATAATTTAATGGCTAACGATTTTAAAAGATTTGCAAAAGCAGGTGTTAGTAACAACACAGGCGCTAGTGCTGACGCTTTGTACTCTGTTCCAGCAGGATCAGGATCAAGTGCGTTGGAATCAATCGTTATTGGTATTTCATTGGCAAATACATCTACATCAACAGATACAACCGTTTCGGTATTTTTAGATAACCATGACGGTACTAATGATGTACATGTAGTAAAGACAGTTTCTTTACCTGCTTCAACGCAGATTGAACTAATGACCGGTAACAAACTAGTTTTACAGAACACAGGTTCAGCAGGAGACGTGTTAAGAGTATTCGCTGCTAACGCTTCAATAGTTGATTGTACTGTTTCTGTATTAGAAGACGTATAATAGTTACTAATATTTAAGCTAAGAGAAGGAAATATAAATGAGGTATCTACCAATAGAAAGACAACCAACGTCTATCGTAAGAAGAACAGCTACAGGTAACGGTTCTACAACTGGTTTTACTGTATCTAATGGTCTTACTGCTGATAAAGTAGTTGTAGATGTAAACGGTATCGTCCAAATACCTACAACAAACTATACTGTTTCAGGAACTACGTTGACTTTTGATAGTGCTCCGGTTTCTGGACATGTAATACAAATAATCGAATTGCCTGTGTAATGAGAGAGGATAAATACTAATATGCCACGAAAAATACATTCAGATAACACAGATTTTAATACCGATACAGACTCACTCGGTATACCTAAGGGTACAACTGGTCAAAGGGATGCTCCATCAAATTCTGGTGCGATCAGACATAATACCACCGAAGGTGGAATTGAACAATGGACAGGTAGTGCATGGTCTGTAATTTATCCAGATCCAGTAATTACATCTGTTACATCCTCAACAGTTGGTCTTAACGAAGATGATGACGCTACTATAACTATAACAGGTTCATCTCTTATAAAAGTCAACAAAGTAGAATTTTTAAACAACTCAGGCGGTGCAGTATTATCAACAGCTGCTACAGTAACAGTAGTTAGTGGTACATCCGTTACTGCTACTTATGACGCTTCAGATTTTACAGCTGGTCAAACAATTAATATTAAAGTAACAACATCTACAAACCAAACAGCACAAGAAGATTCAGCATTTACAATATCTGCCGATCCAGTTTGGCAAACAAGTGCAGGTTCTTTAGGTACAGTTGCAGACGGAAGTAGATCAGGTTTCTCAACAACAGTATCAGCAACAACATCTGATTCAGTTGCAGTACAATATGAAATAGCTTCTGGTTCATTACCAGCAGGTGCTTCATTAAATGTAGTTACAGGTGTTATATCTGGTAACTTAACAGTTGTAGGTTCAAATACTACATCAACATTTACTTTAACTGCTGTCGCTCAAACATCAGATTCATCTGTAAGAAGAACAGATAGACAATTTACAATTACAGTTACACCACCAGTAGTTTCATTTACAAACTCAGGTTCATTAGGTACTTTAGCTAACTATGCTAGAAGTTCAGATAACTTAACATCAGGAGATTGTGGTGCTACAATTACATCAGGTTCAGTAGGAAGTTTCACAGTATCATCTGGTTCACTACCAGGTGGTTTATCACTTGATTCATCAAACGGTAATATTACAGGTACTGCTAACGCTGTAGGTTCAAACACTACATCTAACTTTACTGTACAACTTACTGCTTCAGGTGATTTTACAAGTTTCACCCAAACTGAAGATTTTTCTATTGTAGTTAATGGTCCAACAGCAACTACATACTCAAATTCAACATCATTCAACGCACCAGCAGGTATGACATCACTAGACGTACTAGTAGTTGCAGGTGGCGGCGGAGGTGGTAGTGCCGGTCAAAACCTTAACTCTGAAAAAGCTGGCGGCGGTGGTGGCGGTGGTCTAATTTACCGACCAGGCTTTCCAGTTTCTCCAGGTTCTAACTACACAGTTACAGTTGGAAATGGTGGTACTAATCCAGGAATTAAAACTACAGGTAACATTGGAGGAAACTCCGTGTTTGGTACACTAACTGCTATCGGCGGTGGTAGATCAAACGGTGGTTACGCAGGTGGTAACTTGAACGGTGGTTCAGGTGGCGGTGCAAAAGGTCACGGCGGTCACGGAAACGCTGAACAACCAGGTAGACCTGGAGATTCAGGTACTTACGGTTTCGGTCATCCAGGTGGCGGTTCATCAGGACAGCAACCAGGTGGTGGCGGAGGTGCCGGCGGTGGCGGTTCTCGTCCAAACGGTGGTTCTGGTAGAACATACTCAATCTCAGGTTCATCTATAACTTACGCTGGAGGCGGCGGAGGATACGGCGGATCAGGATCTGGTGGCGGTGGTTCATATAATGGTGGCGGCGGAACAGGTAACCGTGGAGGTGGCGGTGGCGGTGGTCACAACACTTCAGGTGGTTCTGGCGGTAAAGGTGTAGTAGTTATTTCTTACTAACACTTTTATATTAAATTAATTAAGTGAGGATATTATGATAGAACAGACGGACAACTTCGAGTCTAATTTTAACTACGACAATATAACTTTCGAACACAAAGAAGCTATCAAAGAAGTAATTACTATATTAAGGGATTCCGATCAAAAAGGAGTTCCTTTAAATATGATTATTCCTATGCTAAGAGTAAAGTTTGGTGTTGAAGATATTCCAGAAATGTCATTAGACGAAAGTAAAATGATAAAATTAGCAAGACAATTCCAAGAAAAAACAGGTCAATCAATCGGCGAAACTATACAAGGGTATACGCTTAAAAGCGATAATTACAAAGTACCTCATATAAGTTTTAGTTCTGATTTAGACATATTAGATGAATTTTTAAAATTTGTTAAGGAGAATAAAAATGATTAACAAAATAATCGAAACTATCTTTCCTTTTTGGTTTCCTAAAACTGTAGAAATGCAACATAAAGAAGACTTAAAAGGTATAGAAAAAAAGACAAAAGCTGAATTAGAAAAATTAGGTAGAAAAATCGGTATCGAATTAGATAAAAGACTAACTAAAGATAAACTAATAAAAGCAATTAAAAAAGCAAATAAATAGTTATAAATAACTATAAAGGTGAATAATTATGGCAGATGATACAAGAACAATTACCATTGACGGTGTTGAATATAAAGAATCAGAGTTAAGTACTAGATTATTAAATATAATTTCAGTTCGTTCAGAAATTCAAGTTTCTAAAACAAGACACGAATTAGAATTAGAAAAGATTGACGTACTAACCAAATATTACAATGGGAAAATAAAAGAAGAGTTAGAACAACTAGATAAAAAAGATGGCGGCAGTAGCTAATTTAACAATAGACCAAGGTGCAACTTTCAGTTCGGATGTAACTGTAACTGATAGCGCCGGTGTCGCATTTAATCTTACAGATCATACTGTAACTGCTAAGATAGCCAAGGGTTATTCTTCAGCAAATACACGAACAGTTCTAACAACAGCTGTGTCAACACCTACAAATGGTGTTATAACACTTTCCCTTACAGCAGATCAAACAGCCGTCTTAGACGCTCCAGCAAGATATGTGTATGATGTAGAAATTCGTAGTTCAGATTCTACTGTTACCAGAGTAATCGAAGGCATAATAACTGTAAATCCTGGCGTAGTTGGTTAATTATTTAACTCTTTTCTCTTATAAATATAAGTATAAATATTAACAGGAGAGAACCATGGTCAGAGCAGTTATTAATAATACAGGCGGAACAAAAGCCACTATTAATTCCAATAACGGTAATGCTCCACAGCAAGTATCGGTTACACTACCAAGTGGAACAGGAAGTGCTGGTTCAATCCAAAAATTAAGTTCGTTAAGTGATGTAGATGTATCAAGCGTAGCAGACGGTGCTCTACTTCAATATAACGGATCAACACAAAAATTTACAGCAAAGAACGAGCTAGATACTACAACTGGAACATTAGTATTCAACGGCGGTTCTTTTTAGGAGCAAATTAAATGGCAACAGTAATACAGATAAAAAGAAGTTCTAATACCTCCGCTCCTTCAACGCTTAAACTAGGAGAAATGGCCTATACATTCGGTACAGGTTCACAATCAAACCTAGGAGATAGATTATTCATTGGTGAAGGTGGCGTAGATGGAAACGGTGACGCTAATAACGTTACAGTTATAGGCGGACAATATTTCACAGACATGTTAGATCATGTCGCAGGTACACTAACTGCTTCATCAGCAATGACAGTAGATAGTAACTCAGCAATAAGCACAATCAATATAGGTAACTCAGCCACAGTAGGTGGTACATTAAAATTTAATGAGGGTACAAACAATGGTGCTCATGCAGTATCATTAAAATCACCAAATGCATTATCTGATAACTTAGCATTAACTTTGCCAGGTGCTGACGGTTCTAACGGTAGTGTTTTAACAACAGACGGTTCGGGTAATTTATCATTTGCAGCTCCAGCAACTTCACTTACCCTTGTTGATGAAAGTTCCACATCAACTACTATAAACTTACTTACTGAAACATTAAAAATTACAGGTGGTAACGGTATAGCTACAGCATTATCTGGTGATACTATGACAGTATCTTTTGATGATGACGCTGTGTTTAACGGTATCGACATGAACGGTTCTGAATTATTTTTAGACGCAGATAAAGATACTTCAATTACTGCTGATACAGATGATAAGATAGATTTTAAAATTGGTGGCAATGATATACTTACAGTAACACCAGGTGTTATAGACCTTAAAAATGCAGGCACGGCTTCACAAATAAAATTATATTGTGAATCAAATAATGCTCATGCACAAACAGTTATAGGTGCGCCACACTCTGAGGGTGCTTCAAATACACTTACACTTCCAGGTACAGGTGGTGACGCTAGATTAGTTTCAACAGCTTCAACAGCAACACTTACAAATAAAACATTTGATTTAGGTGGAACTGGTAACAGTTTAACTGGATCATTAGCAGAATTTAATACTGCTTTACAAGGTGATAGTTTTGTTTCATTGACAGGTTCAGAAACACTTACAAATAAAACACTTACAACACCAATCGCAAACGCTGGAATACAGTTAAAGAATGGTTCAACAAGTGCAGGTTTCTTAGAGTTCTTTGAAGATTCTGATAACGGTACAAACAAAGTCACACTAATAGGACCAGCTTCTACTGGTGATGTTACAGTAACATTACCTGCCGCTGCTGATACTTTAGTAGGTAAGGCAACAACTGATACATTATCAAATAAAACTATTGACGCTGCTAGTAACACATTAGCAAACATTGGTAATTCATCACTTTCAAACTCTACAATTACTTTAGGTTCAACTACTTTAACATTAGGCGCAACATCAACAGCAATTGCAGGTGTAACTGAATTAACAGTTGATAATTTAAATATAAATGCTAATACTATTGCCTCTTCTAATACAAATGGTAATATCGTTTTAGATCCAAATGGTTCTGGTACAGTTGATGTAAATTCTAGTAGAATTACAAGTGTTACAGATCCATCAAGCGCTCAGGACGCAGCTACAAAAGCATATGTCGATAGTGTTGCAAATGGTTTAGATGTAAAAGAAAGTGTAAGATTGGCAACAGCAGCTGCATTAGCAGCCGTAACTTATAATAACGGTAACGGTACTTTAACTGCTGACGCTAACGGTGCATTAACAATTGACGGTGTTGCTACTGTAGCAGATGACAGAGTTCTAATTAAGAACCAGGCAAGTGCAGTACAAAACGGTATCTATAAAGTAACAACAATTGGTTCTGGCTCGGCGGCTTTCGTTTTAACTAGAAGTCCTGACGCAGACACGGCTGCTGAATTAACTGGTGGAACATTCTTCTTTGTTGAAGAAGGTACTGCTAACGCAGATAACGGTTATGTTGCAACTCACAATGGTACACCAACATTTGGTTCAACTAATATTGCATTTCAACAGTTCTCAGGCGCAGGTCAAATTAGTGCTGGTGACGCATTAACAAAAACAGGTAACACAATTGATGTTGCAGTTGATGATAGTTCAATTGAAACTAACTCAGACGCATTAAGAGTTAAAGCTAGTGGTATTACAAATGCCATGTTAGCAGGTTCGATTGCAGCTTCTAAATTAGCAGGTTCAATTGGTAATTCAAAACTTTCAAACTCATCAATTACAGTAGGCGATGGTTCGAATACTACAGCAGTTGCTCTTGGTGGTACAATAACATATGCAGCTGGCGAAGGCATAGATGTAGCAGAAAGTTCAGGTACAATTACTTATTCTGCTGAGTTGGCAACAACTTCAAATAAAGGTGTGGCTTCATTCGCTTCAGCTAACTTTACAGTTAGTTCAGGTGCAGTAACGGTCACAGGTATAGACGGCGGA